AGAACAAGACCGATTTGGGGCATGGCGTGGGCTATGCGTTGGAACAGGATAAACTAAGGAGGTTCAAATTATGATAGATGCAAAAACACAAATGGAACAGGCTTCAAAGACAGCACATGAATGGTACATGGATGTATGTCCTACTTGCAAACAGGAGGATCTGGAGAAAGAACCTATAATCATAGCCGCTAAACTTATAGCCGCTGGCTTGGATGAGTTAGCTATGTCTAATCGAATGATCGCCATAAATTTAGATAAACTTGTTGAGGATCGAAAGTTTGAATGCCTAAAATAACCTATACTGACGAAGTAGACGCTCGCTTCGGAATTCCTTGGACGGATGACTTGAAGTACGAAAAGGGCGAGCTTGTATGCGCGTTGAGTCCCGAAGAGATTGATCGCTTGACCATAGAAGATCCCGAACGCGCTCAAACGCTTACTCGTCTATTAATGGATCAACCTGGTTCCGAAAAGGAAGACCCGATCCAATGGGGATGGACATTGCCCGGTTGGCGCAGGGTGATGGAACGATTCGACAAGGACAAGATCCACGTGATTATGGGAGGGAATCGGAGCAGCAAAACCTATTTTGCGAACCGTATGCTTGTTCATCTTGCTCAATCCATTCCCGAAGCGGAGATCCGTTCGATGCATGTCAGCGAAGAAAGATCAATAGCTGATGCCCAACGCTATATATGGCAAAATCTTCCGGCTCGATACAAAAGAGCAAAAAAGAAGAGTGCGAATCATAGTTTGCAGTACAATCAAAAGAACGGGTTCAATGCGGCCAAAGCGATCTTGCCTCCTACCGATCCAAACGCAGAACGGGGTTCGACCATATACTTCAATAATTATCGTCAGTACATGGCAGACCCGCAAATCTTCGAGGGATGGTCTGCTCATTGCATCCACATGGACGAAGAGGTTCCTGAGAGTATTTTCAATACCTTGCTTGGTCGAACGGTTGACTATCATGGACGCTTGATTTTGACCTTCACAACGTTGCAAGGTTGGACACCTTTGATCAATAGTTTGTTAAAGGGTGCGGAAACCGTAAGGACTCGATATAGCGAACTCTTGCAAAGGGAATTACCCGTCGAACAAATCTCAGCAAATTGGCCTGACTGTAGGATACATTACTTTTGGACACAAGACTCGCCCTTCATCGACGGACATGAATTGGTACGGACTTATTCCAAGCAACCCCAAGAAGTAAAACTTGCCCGTCTGTACGGAATCCCGTCCAAGTCGTTCCAAGGCCGCTTTCCAAAATTTAACCGCGAGACCAACGTGGTCGAGCATGAACAAATCCCGTTCATCAAAGACCCGTCCATTGACGTCACCCGTTACTTCATTTGCGATCCGGGCGGTAGCAAACCTTGGGTTGCCTTGTGGGCAGGAGTCATGCGTGACGGCAGGATATTCATATATCGCGAATTCCCTGACAGCACGATGGGCGCTTGGGCCTTGCCCCACGTGAACGGCGCGGGAAAGAGCGTGGGTAAGCCTGGTCCCGGTCAGCGTCCATTGGGATGGGGTTATATTGATTACAAGAATCACTTCGAGGACTTGGAAGACGGGGAGGACATATTCGAGCGAATCGTTGACCCGCGCATGGGTGCGGCCACGGTACGGACAAAAGAGGGTGAGTCGAATATCATCAACACGATGAGCAACCTTGGATTCGTATTTCGCGCCGCACCCGGCGTGGATATCGAAGCGGGTATTGCGAAAATAAACGATGCCCTGAGTTGGGACGATACCGAACCCATGACTGTTGACAATACGCCTAAACTCTTCGTGAGCGACCATTGCGACAACTTGATTACTTCAATGATGGAGTATTCGGGACAGAGTCGGGCCGAACATTTCAAAGACCAAATCGACTGCTTGCGCTACTTGATGGTGAGCGGTGCGGAATACATAAGCGAATCAAGTCTCCAAGCAACGGGTGGCGGAGGTTACTGACTACGACAAACTACGATTGCGTTGACTTGTAAGGCGTAATGCCTTACAATTTGTAACGCAATGTTGTCCACAGCAGATCCCGAACTTTTGTATGTCTCCAAGAAACCGGACATCGCGTACTTGGCTCAGACTTATCGAGAAACGCAATCAGACCTTGGCGAATGGTTGGACCGAAAACAACGCGACTACGACGTAAGGAATTGTCAATGGTCGGGAAAGAGCGATGACTTCAAGAAACACGCATCGTTAAGCACGACGGGCGAGGTGTTCCCGTGGGAAGGCGCTAGTGATGCCGAAGTCCGACTTGTGGACGAGCAAATCAACTGCAAGGTCGCTATGGTCATGAACGCGATCAAGCGAGGACATATCGTTGCCTCACCAACCGAATCGAACGACGTCGAGCGTGCAAGCGTAATAAGCAACTTCCTTCGTTGGCTCATCAATACGAAGATGACTGAGTTCTACTCTGAGATGGAATTGTCTTTGAATCATCTCTTGGAAAAGGGAATGACCGTGACTTACTGTTGGTACGACCAACAAGAACTGAAACAACAACAGACGATCAAGCTTGCGGAAATTTCCCAAGTTTTGCCAGCCATTGCGGAGGTCATCCAAGACGGATCGATGGATGATGAATTGAGTGAAACACTCAAGGAACAATTCGGAGTCTCCAAGGGCAAGGGCAGGGCAATGCTTCGCGAGCTACGCAAAGACGGTGAGACTACCGTTCCGGTTACGCGAGAAGTCGTGAGCCGCCCCAGGATAAAAGCGTTGGCCCCGGACGAGGACGTCTTTTGGCCGAACTACACGATTGACCCGCAAGAAGCACCCTACGTCTTCCACGTGGTGAACATGACTCCCGAACAAATTCGGGCAAAGATCAACTCCGAAGGATGGGACAAGAACTTCGTCGAGCAAGTGATCGATACTGCGGGTAATGCGGAATCGGAGGACACGCTTTACCAAATCCGCGAGCAAGACCAATTCGTTTACGACGACGATCAATACGTCAAAATCGTCTATGCTTACCAAAGGCTTTTGGACGAAGACAACGTTCCCGGTATTTACTGTACGGTTTTCTATCCGCGTATTACGGATTCCTTCGCCAAGCATCAGTTGATGGACTACGCTCACGGCAAGTACCCGTTCGTGGTGTCTACTTACGAGAGAACCTCCAAGCGACTTTATTCGACCCGTTCGATTCCGCAAATTGCCGAACCCGATCAGCAAGCATTGAAGGTGGAAGTAGACTCCGCCATCGACGCACAGTCTTTGACTACGCTCCCGCCCATCGAGCATCCGCTAGGTAGATCCCCAAGTCGGTTTGGTCCGGGTGTTCGTCTGCCTTATCGTACTCCGGGTGAAGTCCGTTTTGCGGATACTCCGAGAGGTTCAACGGTCAACGTCGAGCTTCGCAGATATATCATCGAGCAGGTGAACCGCTACATGGGCAGGAACGCACCAGGCGTTGATCCGGTAGAGGCTCAGATGAAACAACAGTTCTTGATCGACAAGGTATTCAATCACCTTCGCCAAGTCCTTGACCAAGTTTACAGTCTTTACCAACAATACGGACCCGATCAAGAATTCTTTCGGGTCACGGGTATGCAGGATTTGCAAAAGTTCAACAAGGGCAATCCCGGCGAACGCTTTGACTTTTCCATCCAATTCGATGCGGCCTCGCAAGACCCCGCTCAAATGCTGGAGCGTACCAAAGCGATTGCCGAACTTGCCCCCGTCCTTGACCGGAACGGTACGCTTGATACCGAACGATTGCTACAAATTCAGGTCAATCAACTCCTGCCCGGTGCTGCGGAAAGCATCATGATCCCGAAGGAGACTGCATCGCAAAAGGCAGTTGAGGAAGAGCGTCAAACCATTGCGGAAATCTATGCGGGAGTTCCTCCGAACGTTCGTCCGAACGACGCGCATGAGATGAAGTTGCAAATCTTCCAGCAATGGTTGGCTCAACCCGACGTTACTCAAAAGGTACAGGAAGATCCTGCGTTGCAAGAGCGTATTCAGAATTACATTCAACAAAGAACCTTCCAAGTTCAACAACGCGAGAACGCGGCGATTGGTCGCTTGGGAGCCGCCCCGACACAGTTTGGGGAAACCCCAAGCGCGGCATGATTGCAGAGAAACTGATCAAAGAAGAGATCAGGTCGTGGTCAAGCGAAGTGCTTGAAAAGCCAAGTGAAAACTTCTCCGGTCTGCCACCTTGTCCGTATGCAAAAAAAGCATGGGCAAACGAAAAGGTGCGTGTTCACGTCGGCCCCGACTTGGATCTTGCGGTTCGTATAAAAGAAAACAATCCGCCCGAAAAAGATTCGGTGGATGTCTTTGCATGGACGGGGTGGGACAAGATGTCTGCAAAAGATTTTGATTCATGGTTGGATTCGCAGAACGAAGATCATAAGGGAATTTGGATAATAGGTTTTCACCCCGATCATCCAAGTGATGACAACCTGGATGAATTCGAGGGTAACGGTTCTCCGGTTTACGGAATGATCTTGATTCAACCGCTTGCAGACCTAAGTGCCGCATCAAAGAAAATTTTAACCAAGGGGTACTATGCAAAATACACCCCGTCTGACATGAACCACGTAAGTTGGAGGAACGCACAATGAGAGGACGTAAGATGATGCGCAAGACCGTTAAGCGCAAAAAAAGAAAGTAACCCCATGAAGGGACACACGATCAAGGGTGGTCACAAGCGTCCTACGAAGAAGGGTGCGGGTATGACCAAGAAAGGCATTGCAAAATACCGTCGTGACAATCCCGGTAGCAAGCTCAAGGGTGCGGTTACCGGGAAAGTCAAGAAGGGTAGCAAGGCGGCCAAGCGAAGAAAATCATACTGCGCTAGATCCGCAGGACAGATGAAAAAGTTCCCCAAGGCCGCAAAGAATCCAAACAGTAGGCTTAGACAAGCTCGCAAAAGATGGAAGTGTTAAATGGCTAAGAACGTACCGACAAACAAGAAACTCTACGCAAGAGTCAAAGCAGAAGCCAAACGCAAGTACAAGGTTTGGCCAAGTGCTTACGCTTCCGGGTGGTTGACCAAGACCTACAAGGCGCGTGGCGGGAAATACAAAACCGCAAAGAAATGACACGGGCAAAGGGTGGGCTGACCAAGTGGTTTGGTCGAAACAAGGCAACCGGATGGGTTGATTGCAAAACGGGCAAACCGTGCGGCAGGAAATCAGCCAAGAAGGGAAAAAGCAAACGGCCTTATCCAGCTTGCCGCCCAACCAAAGCTCAATGCAAGAAAAGCGTGGCCAAACGCAAAACCGGACCCAAGCGAGTAAGTTGGAAGAAAGGAAGAAAATAATATGCCCCGCAAGAAAAAGACTTTTCACGAAATCGATCCCGAAGAAGCGATTCAAGCATTAAGCTTTCTCAAGGGTGAACCCAATTTTTTGAAATACATCGAGATGCGCGAATCGATGCGCGAGGAAGTAATTCGTCAACTCCAAGTCAAGGAGGTCATCGAGTGTACGAACAGACACTATATGCTATGCGGAAAACTTGAGGCGATTGACGAAGAACTCGATACCTTTTACCGACTCTGACTTTGCATTCATACATGTGGGGATGTGTGTGTGGCCCCCTGTTGAGTTCCGCCAACTCGCAGGGGGCTTTTCGTTTTTAATTGCCCTGTAAGGTATTTTGCCTTACAATTTGTAACAGCGACAAAAGCGCTAGCAATATGACAGTCGAATCAATCGAAGAAACCGAAGTTGCTACCTCTGACCAAGCTGAAGGTAGTGAAACGCCTGACGAGGGGAATCTGACGATGGCAGAGTATGCGGCAAACTTGCTGAAAGCTCAGTCGGAGGAAGAGCAACCCGAATCACCCGAAGAGGAAACGGAACCTTCTGAAGAAGCTGAAGAGTCCGAAGAATTGGAGGAAACTCAGTCTACTGAGGAACCGGAAGAGTCGGAGCAATCCGAGTCCAACGATCCGCAGTCCGTTCTTTCAAAATACAACTTGGACCTGGATTCTTTGTCTGAAGAAGAAACCAAGGAACTCGCAAAGTCGCTTTCACTAAGCGCAGTCAAACGCTTTGGCGATCTGACCGCACAGAAGAAAGCATTGGCACAGGAGAATGCCGAGCTACTGGCGCAAGCCCAAGCAAAGCCCGAACCCGTGCAAGTCGAGAGTCCTGCGTTCCTGAAGGACAATGCACTCCACAACGTGAACGACGTCCAAACACTCAACAAAGAAGTCGAGAACCTGACCACGCTCATCGAATGGGCCGAAGAAGGGTTGGAGAACGAAGTTGAGTACGACGATAACGGGAACGAGTACGTGGCCAAGGATGGGGACAAAACCTACACCAAGGCCGATCTTCGCAGAATTCGTTCAAACGCTCGTAAGGTTCTCCGCAAGGACGCACCCGCGAGACAGAAATGGATCGAGGAACGTACGCAAAGTGACCAACACGCAATCCAAACCTTCGACTTCCTTAGTGATGGAGAAAGCGAGGATTACAAATTGTTCATGCAAGTGAAGAGCAATCCACTCTACAAACCATTGGTCGAGCATTTGCCAAACGGCAACTTTGCACTCGGCTTGATGATCGAGGGGATGAAAGCACTCCAAGCGCGCCAGGTCAATACGAGTAAACCGAAACCCAAGCCCAAGGCTCCCGTGGCATCCGCCGAAGCGGGAACCGCCAAGCCAAGGACGGAGAACTCACAACGAAAGAAAGCTCTGCAATCGGCCAAGGCAAAATTCGATAAGTCCGGGGACATGGCAGACTACCAACACTATCTAAAACTAAAGCGGGCAACCGCATAATTAAACATTCAAGGAGGATACCAAAGTGGCACAATCAACGTCGTATAATACCGCAGGGAATCGTGAAGACCTGACGGACGCAATATCAATCTTAGAGCCTGAGTCTACTCCATTCATCAGCATGATGAAAAAGGGTAGAGCTACAGGAACATTTGTGGAAGTCCAAGTGGACCGACTCAAAACTAGTACATTCAATGGAGTTAGTGAAGGCGAAGATGTCGGATCATTTTCCAATCAAGCAGAAGACCGGGCGCGCATTGGGAATTATGTGCAGAAATTCAGACAGACTTGGAAAGTGTCTGATATTCAACAACTTGTGGATACCGCTGGTGTCGCAAGTGAAAAGGCAAATGCGGAAGGAAAATGTGTACGCCAAATCAAGAGGGATATAGAAGGGGCGTTTTGCTCCGCACAGGATCGTCAAGCCGAAGCTGGCTCCGGTACGCCTTACAAAACTAGAGGTATGCTCAAGTGGCTTGGAGTTGGTGGTCAACCATCCGACGTTCCTGCCTTTGCGCAAAACGTTGCCAACGACACCACCGGAACCCAAACCGAAACGACCTTTAATAGCGTTCTTCAAGAACTTTATACTGCCAACGGAATGCCTGGTGGACAGCTTACCTTGATTGCCGGACCAAGCCTCAAGCAAGAGATCAGCAACTTCTCTCGTCAGCTTGCCGCAGCCAACGGAACCTACGTTGTTAACCAAGACGCTGAGAGCAGGAAAATAACCTTATCAGTCAATGTTTATGAGGGGGATTTTGGTCTAGTGAATATCGTTCCTAGTACACTAATAAATCGGACGTCAGGTAGTGAAACCGTTGACGCTGATGCTGGACTTCTGATTGACCCTGAGTATGTTGCAATGCACACGCTCAAGGCTGAATCTTCCTCAGAATTGGAAGACCAAGGCGGCGGGTCAAGAGGGTATGTGGACGTAATTGCTGCATTGTCCTGCCTTAGTCCAGTTGCCCACGGTTACTTCAATTAATCCATCTAACATCAAGGAGATTTAAGACATGGCAAATACAGACGTAACTCTACCAAACGCTCGCAAGAGTGTTCTCTCAAACCAGGAACGCGCCCAAGGCTTTACCCACAAGTGGAAAGTCCTTTTCACCGACGTTGACGAAGGCTCCGGTTCTTCCGATACCGTCACGGTTGCTCTTGGTGACACACCTGCCGACTTCGTTATCTCGAAAGCTATGGTCAACGTGACCACGGCATTCGCGGGGACCGGGGGCCTATCGGTGAAAGTTGGGACGGACGGCGACGATGACAACTTCATCACCGCAACCTCCGTCCTTTCCGCAGGTCCGATCATCGTTGGAGCCGGATCCGCACCCGCAACCCTCGCAGGTTCGTTCGCCGCCGCTTCCGATGCCTTGCAAGCCAAGTTCACCAACTCTTCTTCCGGTTCGCCTTCCGCGCTGACCGCAGGTGAGTTGGACATTTACTTGGCCATGCACGACGCCAACGACGTAGGCTAATTAGTTTTGTTGTTGTTCTGGGGTGGCTCGCGGTTTTTTGTTCTTTTTTCCGCGAGTCTGCCCCGGACGCAACAGACATAACCCTTAACAACTATGTCTGACATTTTCATTCCCAAGTGGAAGAAAGACCAGGGCAACGGTTCGATGTTCATGAAAAACCTTGAACGTCATTTGCGTTACGAAGTGGATCTCGAACGGTACGAGGCCAAAAAGCGCGAAATAGAATGCGGCAAGGAGAACCAACACGGCGGCGTAATGGACGGAGTCGGTCAGTTGAAAGCAACCATCCCCGCACGCGAATACTTTCGTTGGCAACAATTCAAACCCGGATGCTGGGGTGACAAATCATTCGTCAAAGAATTCTTGCGCGACAACCCATCCCTCAAAGCAAAGTCATTTGACAAGAAAACCTTTCAAGGAGGCTTGGGGCTGGCATGAGAGTAGTTGCGGTAAGCACGCTTACGGACAACCTCACCAACATGATTGGGGTTGCTTCTCTGCTAACGGCAGAATCAACCGCAGCGGTCAGGAGCTTCAATCGATTTGGTCGCTTGGCCTGGGATCGAACGACTTGGCCATTTGCTTCTCGGATCACCCAAGTCATACCCGACGTGCGGGTAAGAAGCGTAGACGTCGGAAGTGGTGGATCATCTTATTCTTCCGCACCTAGTGTTGCGTTCAGCGGGGGAGGGGGTAGCTCTGCGGCTGCCACCGCAACCATCAATTCGGATGGTGAAGTAAACGGAGTTGCGATGACCAACAACGGCACGGGATACACGGGAATTCCCACGGTATCCTTTTCGGGAGGTGGTGGAAGCGGAGCAACTGCAACTGCAAACCTTTTGGCCTACCTCGACTTCGGAACGACCATAAGCGAAGTCTTTCGCGTGACCGAACAAGACCCATACGGATCGAATAACTCAAGCGAGATTGCGTTCAGGAACGTTTACGTTACTGGATCGAGCGATTACGGGGAAGCGATCCTGCCCAACCGCTCATCAACCTCACCCGTATGGGTCTATTACCGTTCGCCTTTCCCGACCTACGCGAGTGGCGCGTCCGACTTCCCTTGGGAACTAGCGGAGTACGTCGTACTCGGCGCATACGGGGACTGGTTGGCGGCAGACGGCCAGGGTGAGAAAGCGAACGCAATTTACCAACAAGCTGAATCCGTCTTGCAAGTAGAGCTGGATAAACTCGAAAGACAAGAAGGGCAAAGCCGACCACTTTTAATTGAAACATACGGCACTACCATTGCCACAACTGCATAAACACTATGGCATCTACATCTGAATATCGCGGCCTCGGTCTTAACGGGGGAACCTACATTAACGGGACGGGTGCGGTCACAGGTACTTTTTTTGCAATCCAAGCAACGGAGGACACCGTGTTGGCCGCTCAATCGAGCAACATTACGAACCTGGATGACATCTGCACCGGACAAGACGCAACCACTCTTTCTGCCGGAACGGTACTGTATGGCAACTTCACAAGCATTACTCTGACGAGTGGTGCAGTAATTGCCTACAACATTTAATGACTCATTCCACCATATCCCTAGGTCTAGGCTTGGGAGGAGGAAAAGCGTCAACCTCTTCGGGCAGGTTGCCTAGCGGCGGCGCATATATAAACAGCTTGTCAGCCGAATTCGACGGCACGGACGATTGTTTGAACATAGCCGCATCTTCCGATTTTGAGTTTGGAACGAATGATTTTACGATTAGCGCTTGGTTTTACATCGATAGCTTAGGGAATGCATATTATCCCATCTGGGATTTTAGAGCTACTTCGTCTTCGGCATCTCCGAGTTTGTATATTTCGCAAAATAATGGATATAGGTTTTATGCTTGGAACTCGGTAGCAAAAACCGCTGAATACGATTCGACTCCGTCGGTCGGTCGCTGGCATCATGTTGCTTACACTCGAAGCGGCACTACGGGGACTATTTATTTAAACGGCTCGAACGTCGGAAGTGGTACGGATAACAAAGACTACGATGCCTCGACTCCAAGTCCGGCACTCGGGAAACCCGCTTCCGGCACGGGAAGCACCGCTTATCTGGACGGAAGGGTGGACGAATTCTCAGTCTTTGATTCAGCATTATCGGCTTCAAACATAACCGCCATCTACAATGACGGAATCCCAAACGACATTTCTTCACTCAATCCCGTGGGATGGTGGAGAATGGGAGACGGAACAGGTGACACGAATTCGGGAGGTGGAGCGCCAGCGAACGGTGGCACGATTGGAACGGTAGCAGATCAAGGATCGGGCGGTAACAACGCATCGCCGAGTGGAGCGCCTTTGTATTCGGACAGCATTCCCAACATCAATCGATTCAGCATTTTGAGCGTAAACTTTGATGGATCGGATGACTACATGGACGTCAGCGATTTAGTGAGTGGGTATTCTGCTTTGTCCGTAAGCGCGTGGTTTAAAGCTGAAACCTTAAGCACGTTCAACGTCATCGCTTCGCAGTATAGTTCGGGCGGAGCTTTCTTTCTCGAAACCGTTGGTACTCAGGTATGGTTTGCGCTCTCAACGGGGTCAAGTTACGGGGGAACGGCAAAATATACTGCGGGCTTAGACTTAAACAGATGGTATCATGTTTGCGGCACCTGGGACGGCACGACGTCGAAAATTTATGTCAATGGCACTGTTGGAGGAACTACAGGCTCTTTTTCAAGCACCTTGGGCGGTAGTGGGATTACCTTTAAGGTCGGCACGATGTTGTCAGGCTACTGGAACGGTCAAATCGACGACGTTGCGGTTTACAGCTCAGGACTGTCGGCCTCGGACGTTACGACCCTTTACAACAATGGCAAACCCGCCGCCGTTTCTGCAACGAATCTCGTCGCTTGGTGGCGCATGGGTGATGGCACCGAAGCGGGATCGGGTACGACTGTCTACGATATGTCGTCGAACACAAACAACGGCACCCTCACCAATGGGCCTATTTACACTCCTGACGCACCTTAATTATGAGCAAAAAATACGTAATAATCAGTGCTTCAGACGTCTCTTCAATCGACTTCGATCAGGTCATGGAAACCTCGGCAGAAACGTTGAGATATTCACTCGATGGTTCTCAAACTTTTGTAAAGTTCGAGGGATCGACCCCAAGCTTTCTCGAAGGCAAAACTCAATACGACCATTCGGAAATCCTTACTATTCTCGCCAGCCCTGAATGGACTCCTGACCCACCCAATGGATGAAACGATGCCACACCATACTTGCAGTCGATGTCATTTTGCTCCTTGTCATTGCGATACTAGTGGGGACGTAGATCATGGAAATTTCCTCCTATATGTTTCTTGGTCTTGGGGTGGCCGTGTCCGTCCTCGGTTTTTTCCTCAAGCGCATGAAGGAAGAAATCGACGTGCAAAAAGCGAAAAACGCGAAGCTCGAAATCGCAACTGCCCGTCACTACGAAAAAATCAGAAACTTGGAAAAACTTGCGGAGGATCGTCGAGACGACGTCAAACGCATTTACGAAATTATAGGTAAGAAATGAGCGATGACGGACTTTCAGAAAACACCCAAGTCAAAGCGAACTTGGCGTTCATGGCAAAAACCATCGCTTTAGTGGGGACTGCCGTATGGGGATACAGCGTGGTATGGAATAAAATCTCGGCATTGGAAAACGAGAATATCCGTATGCACCATGAAATGGAACTGAACAGCGAGTTTCGGATCAAATGGCCTCGTGGCGAGATCGGAGCATTACCTGCCGATGCGACTCAAGACATGAACATCGCACACTTGAAAGACCGGGTGGACAAACTTGATGAACACGTCGACAAACTCCGACACGGGAACAACGGGAATGGACACTAATGTTCGAGCTACTGACATTGTTTTTAACGGGCGGAGGATCTGCCGCGATGGGCAGTCTCCTAAAAGGCGTTTTTGGGATAATCAACGATTCGCGTGCCGCCAAGCACGACATGGAGATGGCAAGGGAGTGCCGGAACAATGAGTTTGCGCTTAAATTTCAACAAAGCCTTAACAATGGTGACGGTGGTGCTTTTACTCGCGCCACAAGGAGGATGCTCGCGCTCATTGGGATGGGGACGTTCAGCTTCGTCACCTGTATCACCACCGTCTACCCAAGCATTCCAATCCTTACAAGTACGAACCTTACAGGAGAGGGCGAACGGTCGTTTTTATTCGGACTCTTCACTTTTCCTGCAAGCCAAACCCCTATGGTCGTTACCACGGGTTCCATAAGTTTATTCAGTTGCTCAGTCGTATTACCGATGATCATTGGCTTTTATTTTACACCAGGAGGACGCAGATAACATGATCGACAGAGACGCGCTTTTCGGAATCGGAGGAACGCTAGCTACATTCAGCGGTTCCCTGCACGAAGTGATCGGAGTTGTCGCAGGTACGCTTACCATCATATTCATGTCCTTCAAAATTTGGCAGGAGATCAAGAAAAAGAAATGAGTCGTTATCGATCATACGGCCAACTTGATGACCAAGTCCAAAGCGAAGGAGATCGTGGATTTCGGGGAATAGATTCGTACAAGGAAAAGACAAGTCTGGAAGGTGGATTTGTCGAGAAATCGGAGAACATGCGTTTGATTGGTGACCTTGCGGAAACACGCAAGGGAATCGACTTCTTGGCGGGTAGCGTGACCTTGACCTACAACGGGAGCGACGAGCGTGTGTTTGCATCCACGCTCTTCAGCGACCCCGCGACGGGTACTGAATTCGTAGTGGTTGCCACGAAGACCAAAGCGATCATTTGGAACGATGCAAATAATTCGGGTATCGCAATCGATTACCCCGGTGGAGAAGTGGTGGCAGAAGCAGACGGCGCATCATTCGTTCAGTCTTTGGAGAAGTTGATTTTGTTTCGTGGCAAGAACAAGACACCGCTCGAATGGGATGGTGACTACTCAAGCCCGACTGACTTCGTAGTTAAAGCAAATGCTTCACCCGGTGCGGGTAGAATCCAATGCCCGAATACGGACTTTGGCGTATTTTTCCGCAACCGTCTGATTATCCCGCAACCAACGGATTCAGCTTACTCGTTGATAATGAGTGATTTGCTAGACACGGACAACTACTACCCCGCAGAATCGCAATTCAGAATCTCAAAGGGTTCAGCGGATTTTCTCGTAGGCTTTTTCCCCTATCAAGAAGACCAGTTGATCGTCTTCATGCGGAATAGCATTCACATGATAAACAACATCGCGACCACCTCTGCCGCGAATACTTACGAGATCACCCGTCAGCATGGTTGCGTAGCTCGCAAGAGTATTGCCCAAAGCGGACCTCAAACATTCTTCTTGTCGGATAACGGAGTGATCGTCCTTACTCCTGGTACTGACCCCGCAAAGGGCTTGGGGGTAGCAATCAGCAAGGTATCGGGAGAAACAATCCCGATGACTCAGCAGATCCAAGATCAGTTTGCTGACGTTAACTTTGCCCACGCAGACAAAGCGTGCGGAGTGGTCTTTGACAACAAATACTACCTCGCCGTACCTACCGGATCTTCAACCGTTCCGAATGCCGTATTTGTCTACTCGCTGCTTTCGTCAACATGGATCAGCGTAGACAGTTACCCCGCAATGTCGGGCAGTCTTGCGTTCCACGTGGATGATTGGGTCATTTGCTCGCACGGGAGCAACCCGACCAGGCGCAGACTCTTCGCGTGCAACGACACGGGATGGTATCTCTTAGAGGAAAGCACGATTGACGATAGCGGACGAAAGATCGGGTCCACCTCGGAGTCGGGAACAACCGCAATAGCGGGGAAACTCGTCACCCGCGCTTACACTTTGGGCAACCAAGAGGTCAAGCGTTGGAGACGTGGCCAACTCGGAGCGAATACCAAAGCATCCGATAAGTTCAAAGTGAAAGTCAATACGCTTGATCCCGATAATTCGGAAACCGTCTTGACTCATACCGCAACCGGAACGGAAGAAGCACTTTTTCGCTTCGGTACGGGACGCACACGGGGTTATGGCGCGCAAGTCGAGATCCAAGTCTCAATCGGAACCCCGTCCTTTCGTCACGTGTCCTTGGATGCGATTGCGGATGGACTCAACATAAGGGCGGAGGTTGCGTAATGGCCATTACTGCATCAGTCACGCGCGGGTTTACGTACGCTACGGGTATTGAAGTGACTGCCGCCAATTTGAACGAACTCGGAGTTCCCACCGTGACCATTGACGAATCAAACGTGAACATCACGGGAGGAACGATAAGCGGATTATCTTCACCCATCGCAATTGCAGACGGGGGAACAAATGCGACTAGCGCGAGTTCCGCAAGATCCAACTTGGGGCTAGGCACGATTGCCACTCAGGCGAGCAATTCCATTGCCGTGACGGGTGGTACGATGAGCGGGGTTCTGATCACCCTGCCAAGCTATGTGGTAAGCGCGTTACCCTCCGCAGGAACCGCAGGGCGAATAGTATTTTGTACGGACGGGGATAGTGGAAGCAAGTGCTTGGCCGTGGATGACGGAACAAATTGGAAACGAGTGGCGTTGGGAGCGACGGTATCGACATGAACGTATTGGCTCAGTCACTTGCATTGTACGAAAAAATCGGAACCGATTTATTCAAGGACATTGCCGTGTACCTTGCGCATGGATACGTCTTCAAGACTCCTGACTCACTCCTGCTTGGCAAAGCAGTCAGGACAGACGGAGGTAATCCTGACGCTCAATGGGACGTTGAAAACCCTAATGCCTGGTATGTCCGAACCGCAGTTGGAGACGGTGCGGTAAAAGAGTTCATAGATCGCATACCTTATCCACTCCCTTGGGTTGGATGGATGAGGCACGTCAAGAACAAACCTGTAAAATACTTTAGTTACGAACAAGTTAAGAGGAGAATGAAATGAGTAGTCCCGACATCAATTATCCGAGTACCCCGTCTTATGGCGAAAGCCTTGCCGAAGCTCTAAAAGCACAAGCTGAATTCCTAAAGGGAACAGGTGACTTCGCTGACATAGGAAGCCTTGAAAGCTTGTTACCCCTTGAAGAATCCGTAAGGCGTAAAACCGCACAGACCGATACGGATGTACTAAGGCAGACATTATTGGGTACCGAACAACAAGTCGTTCGTGATCCCACTACAGGCAAGTTTGGAATACCGGGTACTGAGGTTGTGACCCAAGCAGACGGGAACAAGGTTGAAGCAGGGGGTGGTAGGTTTCAGCTTATTATGACTGATCCAGGCGAGACATCAACTCAGGGTGGTGGTAAATTTGGACCGACTACAATAACCATACCTCCTACCTATAAAATCCTTGATACAACTTCGGGTGGCTTGACAAGTATTCCTATACCAAGAAAAGATCCAAGCACCGGCAAGATAGGACAAATGAGCGTCGAGGGTATGTTGATACTTGGGAGCGAACAAATCCAAAAAATGCAATCCGCCATTACCGAAGCAGGTGGAAACAACGACGTTGTCACTCAAACCTTTGACTTTGTCAATCCCGTCACTGGTGAACAATTACAACCAGGCGAAACAGTTCGCACGACTACGGGAATGGTTGACCTTCTTGGTGACACTCGCGAACTCAAACAGTTTGAAACACGAACCGCAACCGCAGGAGACGTGGCACAAGGACTTGCTGAAGAAGTCGGAGATCAATTTGTCGCGCCATCTGCCGATACGAGAAGAGCGGGTTTTGATGACAAAGGAAACTTCTTGGGCTTATCCGTCTTGGCCGAAGACATTCAACGGGGCAACCTTTCCCGTCAACGCGAAGCCGACTTGCAGGACGTCTCCCGCTTGTCCGGTCTGTACCAGGGAATCATGGAGGACTACAAACCCGGCACGGCATCCGCCATGCAAGGCGCGAAGGATTTGATCGAGGAACAAAAGGACAACTTGCTTAGAGACGTCGGAATATCCGACCCCGCGCAAGTTCAGGCCCGAGGAGTCCAAGCAGATCCGCTTAGACAAGGACTCATGACGCAAGCCGAAGAAGCACTTGGTCAGGGACTGACTGACCGTGAGGAGCGTCAAATTGCCGAAGCCGCAAGAGCAAGGTCTACGCTCATGGGGAGAACCTTTGATCAGTCGGGTGCAATTGCAGAGGCGGAAGCTCGCGTTGCGGAGGACAACCAACGCAAGATGCAAAACCGGGCATTTGCACAATCCGTCCTTGGACAAGAAGCGGGAATTCAAACTGCGGACGATACCCGCAGAATAGGTGCTGACCAATTCAACGTCGGCTCGAAAATGGATGCCGAGAGACTCCGCGAATCGCTCCGTCAACAAGGCTTGCTCGGTTACCTGGATGCGGCTTCGAGGATTTCGCAAATCGAGAACCAGGATCAACTCGATCCGTTCCAAGCGATACTGGGCAGAGGAGGAGGAACCGCACTTCAACAAGGACAACAAGTCTTCGGACAAGCGGGGTACGGTTTGCAAAGCGGACCGCAATACTTGAACCCGGAAGCGGGTCTTGGATACATAAGTCAGATGGCCGCTAATCAAGCAAATATGTACGGCGCGCAACAGGCCGCAGCCGCGAATCGTCAAGCGGGTATCTTCGGTGGACTTGGTGCTGTAGGTGGGGGTCTGCTTGGTAACGCAGGACTATTTTCATAAGCAAGGAGGACACAATCATGGCACAACCATTCTTCAGAGGAAACTACGGATCAGCGCTTGGCCGGGTCGATACTCGACCAATCATTGAGGCAGGTCGCGCGCAGGGACAAATGTTTGCAAACCTCGGTGGGCAAATCGGGAACATGATTCAGCAGTATGGGTTGAATAAGCAGAAGCGGGAAGAGGCTGAAGCGGTTTTTCAAGCAGACTTCGGGCGAGTGATGCAAAACCCCGAACAACTCGCTTCAATGCAAGCAGACCCGGTGATTGGCCCGACTCTCAAGAGAATTCAAGAGGGCAAAGGCAATATGTCAGACTTTGACAAATACAACGCATTTAGAGCGGCAGACAAGCAAGCTGAACTTGATACCTTGAGGACAGAACAAATCAAACTTCAAGGAATAGCTCAGACTCTATTGAACGAAAACAGACGGTTGGATAATGAGTTTAACAGGGTTACTATGGGCGACAGGAAAAGAACAGTAAAAGGTCAGGCAGATATCGCACAAGCCGCAGGAGAATATGCACATGAACAACAACAAGCTGATCTCGCAGGTCAGATAACAAGGACCGCAGCTACCAAACAGACTATTCAACAAGGTGAAGAGATGTTCCCGTTGGAGATGGAGAACATTAAAAGTCTTATTCGTAGCAGGGACTTAAATTCATTCTATACTGCTTTGGGTATGAGCGGCAAAACTATGCCCGACTTGGAGAAAAGATTTTCCGAGATTAGCACATTGTTGGACAAGAATAACAGTAGTCTGATCAAGGTTAAAACGAAGGGTGCGTTAGGTGGAACCTTTGGCGGCGGGGAGGAAGTACAGATAACCTTCGAGGAATATAAGAAAAACCAGGACGAGTACGCACCTTTGACAAGTAAGCGAATCCAAGCTCTTCAAGCAAACGAAGCTCGCTTGGTTAAAGAACAAACAGAAGCGATACTAAATACACCGTTAGTAGCAAAGGATACTGAGACGGGGGAAGAAATCCCTATAACACTTGCTGATAAATTGGCTTTTGACAAAGAATTAGCTGATGCTGAAGCAGCGAGAGCCGAGCAAATTGAAGAACAACGTGAAGCGAATGTTAGAAAGAACACCATGTTTGGTCGAACTGACAACAGGCTAATGGGGCAACCAAAATTCTGATTTACCTAAATGTTAGACCCTAATCGACAGTACACTTTTTTTTCCGGTGAAGTCGCCAAACTGGATCTCGACAAAACTTACACTTTTGGTCCCGACATAGAAGAACTCTACAATCCTTCCGGCCCCGACCTTATAGACACGGGCATGATTATCGGCCTTGAGGTCGTACCCGCAATAGTGGGTGGACTTGTTGGTTCATTAGGTGGACCCAAGGGTACGATCATAGGTGGTGCAGGTGGGTCTGCGCTTGGAAACTATATGTCGCAAAATTACCGAATCAACCGTGGGTTCCAAGAGGATCTCGGAATGGCGGAACTCGGAGCGGCAACCGCACTAGGTGCGATCCCTTCGGTCACAGGTGCAAAAGCACTCAAGAATATAGGCGGAGTTACCAGGACGGGAATTCGTTCAGCGGAAGGTGCGGGTTTGGCAACCGGAGAATTACTTGCACGAACATACGGAGACGAAGGACGCGCTCCGACAAGAGAAGAAATCGCAACCACCGTTTTGTTTGGTGGTGCATTTGGTGGTGGGCTTGGTGCATTGGAGGCAAAGTGGTTGAGTAACAATTTGGTCGAAGGTGCGGAGAAAGACATGACCAGGCCGGAGCTTCTTAGTAAACACGAAGAAAACATTAAGGAAGCAGGAGGCATTCAAAACTTGGCGATAGGCACTCCATTACTTGATGTTAAGGACATTGAATCCTTGGCCAAGAAATCGCCCAAGGAAGCGGCAGAGGAGTCCGTGCAAGCGATGGAAAACAAACTGCTTGATGAACTTGAAGGTGAGTTTTCAAAAATTGCACGAATGCCACAAGGCGCGACAGGAGAACTTTCTGACCAACAACAATCCCTAGATACGTTATTGGGGCAACCCGAAGAGATCTTTGTCCCGCTCATGCGGGAGGTCGATCTAAACACTCAACAAGTCGGAGACAATGCAAGACTGCGTGAGATCCAACAGAGTATCGCCATGCTCGACCATAAGCACGGCAAGAACAAGGGAGCGAGTAATCAGCGCAAAAGACTCAATGTCGAAAAACAACGCATACTGAGGCGCAACAACATGGTTCTTGATGATCTTGAAGCAGAGATGCAGGGCAGACAAATGCCACCCAATAGGCAAGACATCCAGTCAGGTGATCAACCAATGCAGCAAGCCGATCCCATGACCAAGTCGGAACAGATGGCAGAGGACAAGCTCGGCCCCGGTTACGAGAAGTATTTCAATATCGCAATGGGAGCAGGGGCAGGGGGTGCAGCTACTTACGGAGCATTCGCAAACGACGAAGATAGTGAGGCAATGGCTCAAGCTGGAGTAGCGGGTCCATTGGCGTTTTTATTAGCGGCCATTGGATTCAAAGGAAAGTCTCTCAATAAATTCCTTAAGACCAAGAAATTCAAGAAACTCAACAGTCAAGCCAAGCGCGATCCGCAATCCGTTGAGCCTACCGCCATGAAATCCCAAAGGATACAGAATTCTGAGAACCGGGATTTTGCGCCAAAGAGATGGTGGAGCAGAGTGTTTGAAGACGTGAAAAGCGTTACGTCTGACTTGGTCACACCAATCTCAAGACAAATCAAAAACTTGGATAAGAAATTAGGGACCACGTTTACTGCGAAATTCCGGAATCTTGATTTGCGTACAGGCAAGAAAACTACTGCTCTTATGAAAGGCGCAATGCCCTTTATAAAATCCATGAGCAATGCTTTAAAGGGTAAGCCTCAAACAAGAGAAAAGTTCGATGACTTGTTGCTTGAAGGTGACTTTAAAGGGATGGTCATTTTAATCGACGATCTGAGGTTGCCTGAAAAGGTAAGTCAGGACATCAAGACTGAGTTGAAGCAGATGCGGGACACCTTGGAGGAAATCCGAGCTTATGCACGCGAAGAGGGTGGTTTTGACGTGGGATACATAGAAGACTACTTTCCGCGTAAAGTAAAAAACTACAAGGAACTCAGGGAGTTCATGGACAATGATCCTGAGTTAAGAGCGGCCACGACTGAAATCGACAAAGCGATTGATGAGTTTGCTCTGAAGAATAAAATCAACAAAGAAGATCTTACACCCGAAGAGTTGGCGGAGATTACCAGTAGGGTGATTCGTGGATACCCGGTCACGGGTAGTATTCCTTCCAACTTTAAACCAAGAAGTATATTCGACAAGAAGACTCTCAATAAGATCCGAAAAGCTTACGAGTCACCCGAAGATGCTCTTGAATCTTACATCCGAGGAACTGTCGAAGCAGTCGAAAGAAAGAAATTCCTTGGTATGGTCAAACCAGCAAAAGGCCAAGCAGTCCAAGGAGAAGGATTCAAGGACGTCATGGGGGCAGATGTCGGAATGCGTGCGGGTGTGGATGAATCGCTTGCTAATGCTTTGGCGGAGGATTTGCTCAAGGGTACGAAGTTTGGAGCAGAAGACGTCGGGAAACTCAGGCAAATAATACAGTCCAGGTTCTCCGGTGGTACTGAAAGCTACACCACTAGAGCATTGAAAAACTTGGGATATTTGCAAGTCATGACCAACTTCGGGTCTGCGATTACTCAGCTTGCCGACCAGGTCTTCAGTATCCACTTTAATGGTTTTGGCAACCACTTCAAAACTTTGTTCAATCGCAAGGATATGTTTAACTTTGCGGAACTCACAGGGTTGAGCCAACGAGAATTCGAGGACATAGGCAATAGTGACAAACTTAGTGGGTTGCTCGATAATTTATTCCGCAAGACCGGACTTAAGCAACTCGATCTTTTCGCAAAGAACGCATACATGAATGCCGCTTGGAGGAAGTACCACAAGCTAGCGCAAAGCGAGGGTGGTTCTCAAAAGCTTCGGGAAGAATTGCTCCCGTACTTTGGTGACCGGACTGACGAGGTTATCAAAGCAGTAAGATCAAACGCACCAGGCAACAAGGAACCACCCGCAGAAGTTACTGAGCTTGTCTTTCATAAACTTCTCGACGTTGCTCCTGCTACCGCAAGCGAAGTACCCGCAGCGTACATGAGGAATCCAAATATGCGGATCATGTATATGCTCAAGACTTTTACCATTAAACAAATCGATACGTTCCGAACCGCAGGATTAAGCAACATCAAGGAAGGCGGAGAGTTGTATCTGGCAGGTCGCGCAGAGGGTAATCAATCCAAGCAAGAAAAGGGAGTAAGGCTGGCCGCCAAGGGAACAAAAGACCTAGTGCAAATTGCGGCCTTGTTTGCCGCCGCCAATGCCGGGACCGACGTTATCAAGGACGTTATCTATGGAAGACCCATCAAGAGAGATGAGTTGATTGAAGATAATTTATGGAAGCTGATTGGGGTAAACAGGTACACCGTTTACAACGTGAGAAGGAAAGGACTAGGTAAAGCATTCATTGATTTTGTTGCTCCGCCCACCGCTGTTTTTGACCGTGCTTCCGATGACATATCTGCCATCGTTGGGGATGGTGAGTACAAGGGCGCAATGCTACAAGGCACGCCTCTCGATCTAATCTATTGGCGCTATCTCGGAGGACTTGACAAGACCAGCGTTCGCGATTAACCTGCATTTAATTAGTTCATTGTCTTATGAACGATTGTTTAGGGCGGATGGGGACATCCGCACAAGCGAGGGGTAAAACCCTCGCTTTTTTTGTGACCAAAACTTTTTTTAAAAAAGATGTTGACGATTTCTAAATTGTCCGATCTTGTTGCATCACGAATGAGCAACGTCGAACAGATTAACCTTGAATTCCTTGAGGCAAAGTCTATAAATCTCAACGACACTTGTTACTTGAGCCGGCGTAGCTCAGTTGGTAGAGCAGGAGACTCTTAATCTTTTGCGAGAGTCCTTGTAGAAGTCATGCGCTAATTCCCACAAACATGAGCAAAAAAAATCGATTACAAAAAAAGAGCAAAATTATAATTCTTCCTGACGAAAAGAGTGGTAAAGTTGATCTAAACAACACTAACCCCATCCGCGTCGAAATCAAACCTCGGCACGGGAAAACCCGAACCACTCAAGTCATGGAATTGAACATTAATGACGAGCGGATTCGCAAATCTCTCGACACCTCTTGTCCCGACGAGGCTCGCGAACTGGCACAACCCGCTCTTTTGGAAATTATTAACCAACGGATCGAACGAAAAACTCCGAAAATTTGTGAGTTGCACAAGATTTATGAGTTCAACCGACTTGCCACGGGCAAACAAGCTTCGGACGATACCAAGCGCAAGAACGTGGTCTGCATGAAACGGATATTGGCTAAGTACAATATCGACCCATGTGAGCATGACATTCGGTACTTTGCGAAGAAAGTCGGAGGCCAACCCATTTGCGAACACTATGCTCAATTCGAGCGTAAGCCTACGGATGTTCGCATGGCACGCTCAATCTTTAGCAAGGGATGGGTGCGGTACTACAAAGAGCGTTGTGGGATCGATACCTCGTTCTTTGCCAACTGGACTTCTTTGCAACTTGATTCGATCAAGGTGAAACCTTTCATGCCGGACGAAAAGGAAAGGCAGTTGATCGAGAGTAAGTGTAATCAACTCAAGGTCTTGGACCCCGAATTGTACATGGCGTACGCATTGGCGTACGGACTCGGATTGCGTTCCTCAGAAATTCAACGGGCCAAGTTTGGTGACCTATGGGAATCGGACGGGAACAAGCTCATACGCATTTGGAATCCCAAGGGCGTCAACGATTCGGAAATCGATGGACGTGAATACCAGGACAGACCATGCGATCCGGCTTGGTGGGACGAAATCATCAGTAATAAAACATCGGACGATGCATTAATCGTTCCGGTGCAGGAGGACAGGATCGTGCGCGACTTCCCGCAGTTCCTCAAGCACAGTTGCGGGATTACCGACAAGCGACCCGTTCACCGACTTCGGAAGTATTGCGGCCATCGGATCATGAAGTCCAACGACATATTCATATCCTCGAAAGCTTTGGGACACTCCTCAATCGAGATGACCTCGAAGATATACTCAGGTCTTCCGAGTGTAAACCGAAGCTTCTAACCTCAAACCTACCCCAACTCTTGCCCAATCATAAAAGGTACACCCGAACCAACTACAAACAACTCCACAATAATACATATATGAAGACAACAATAGACATGAATGGGCTGAAAATTGAACACAACGGAGGAGATTCGGTTCTCCTGCTTTCGGAAGCACCGACTGAAATCGCGATTGGCGATCTGATTGAAGAGCTTAACTCTTTACAACGCGAAACTTTAGAGGCAACGAAATCTCGTCGTTCTCCTCTTGGATCGCCTTGCATCCAGCCCGAAGAATCAAATCGTATAGTTGGGCTTGGATGAGTCCGGTATCATCACCGAGTTTTTTTACACGTTCGCGAACTTCAGGGGAAAGCCTGAGCGAGATTGGTTTTGTCTTTGATGTTTCTCTTGGCATAAACCCACCAATTTCACGTTAAAACGTACAATGCAACAATAAAATACAAATACATACAATGGGAAGATTAAGTAATATAAAGCGGCCACCAAGTGGCGGGGGAAGCGGAGGTAATTACGCCAAACTTCTTCAAGGTGAGAACAAGTTCAGAGTCGTCGGAGACATCGATGATACTCCACCGGGTTTCATCGTCGGGATGGTTGGTTGGACAACAAACGAAGAAGGACAACGACGTCCCGTGCGCTATACAACCGGAGAGTCCGTTTCGGAAACCTTTGACGAGAAACCCAAGGAGTTCTTTGCCATGTTGGTGTGGAACTATGCGGAGTCACGCATTCAAATTCTTGAACTGACCCAAGCGGGGTTGAAGGATAAGTTGATCAAGCTCGATGCGGACGCGGATTGGGGTGACTTGCGCAAGTACGACATTTCGATCATTCGTTCCGGCGAAGGACTTGAGACTTCTTACGTCATGACCCCGAAGCCGCACAAAAAACGGAGTGACGAGATCAACGCTGCGGTCAAGGCCATGAAGGTGAACCTCAACGCGTTGTTCACCGGAGACGATCCGTTCGCAGAAGAAGCGCCAAGCGCGGAACCAAGTGGTGGTGACGAACCCGCACCCTTCTGATGTTACGAACTGACATAAGCAACTCTGCGTATCATTCGCAGGGTGAACTCAGTCGGAGCGTGGCGTGGGCTTTGTCCACGTCATGCCCGGCGCGGGTGTGGTGGGATATGGAACACCCGACTCCTAGCGATGCGAAACATTTCGTGATTGGCGGATGTACTCACACGGCAACGCTTGAACCGTTCAAGCTCGAAGACGAGTATGCGGTCAAGCCTGACACGATTGACGGGAACGGGCCACGTACGAATGCGTACAAAGCGGCCTTCCAAGAAATGCAGGATCATGCACCCAACAAGAGGTGGTTGGCTCAAAGCGATTATGACCTTTGCATGGGCATGGCGGACTCAGCGAGGGAACATCCGTTGTTGCAAACCTACTTGGACTTGCCCGATACCATTGTCGAGGGAAGCGGGTACTTCGGCTATCAAGGAGCGGACTGCAAGGTACGTCCTGATCTGTATAATCAAGGCACGGGTGAGGTGATTGACTTGAAAACAACGCAAGAAGGAGATCCGCGAGGTTTCAATTCATCGGTGAAAAGGTATGGGTATGACTTTCAAAGTTGCTGGTACATGGAAGGATTGCGTTCGATGGGCTACAACCCCAAGAAATTCATCTTTCTCGTAGTCGAGAAAACACCTCCGTTCCTCACAAGTGCGTACACCATCGACGCGGTTCAAGTGGAGAAACAAAAGTCGCGCATGGCGGAAGCTTGCAGAACGTGGGCAAGGTGCATGAAGACAGGCGTGTGGCCCGGATACGGGGACCACGTTCAGACCATCGGCACACCCGAACGATTTGAGATTGCGAACACGCGTGGCAGGAAATCCATCTCCGAGATTGCGGTCCTCTTCAAGATTGACCGACAGCGTGTCTACCGGATTATCGAACAGCATGGGTTGAAATCGGAGTATTGGGGACGCAAGCGAACCATCAAGGTTTCGGAATTCACCAAGGCAATCAACCAGCCGAGGAAAGTTGCATGAGTGGGAAAGTAGTAAAGCTCATGACTACCAAGGAAGCTTTGAAGTTTACCGGGTATCGCTCAACCAACTCCCTGCTCCAGTTGCACCAATCCGAAGACGTTGCATTGACTTGTTTCAAGATCAAAGGCGGACGTGGCCAAGGCGGAATCGACCAAGCTTGGAGCGAGCAAGAGTTGAAAAAGTTCATGAAAAACAACCATCAGGAGACAGAAAAATGGCTAATAGACTAGAACAAATCAGACGAATTAAGGCGGGAATCGGATTTGCAAAAGATCATGTGGATAATGAGAACTGGCACGCCGCCATTCTCGTCCAAGGCGGATTGATCGAGCAACTCTTGGCATTGGTGGAGGGTGAAGACTTGAACCATCAGAGCGATCCCGATTTGACGATCACGTTCACTCAGGATTGCGGTGGTGAAGACGATCATAGCGATTGATCCGGGTGCGTCAGGTGGGTTCTGTCAGTTCATAGGAACTAGAGCAATACACGCTTGGAAGTTTACGAGCTTGTCCGATTTCGTGGATGACCTCTTTGAGATCAAGGATGACCCCGACCTGACGCTTGAACTAGTCTTGGAAGACGTTCCACCCTTCGCGGGTAAGAACATCCCGTCCTCAACGGGTTTCAAGCTTGGCAAATCATGTGGTCATTACGAAGGGCTTGCCCGTGGATTGCAGATCCCGTGTCACATGGTTCGTCCGCAGACTTGGCAGAAGGGCTTGGCCAACGTGGCAGGGCAGGGTGGGCAAAAGAAAAAGCGCATCCTCAAGGACCATGCCGCCCGTTTGTATCCGCAACTTGGCAAACAGATCACACTCGCCACGGCAGATGCAGTCCTAATCGGACATTATCATACAATAACTAATGAGATCAGAGGCTAATAAACAACGCAGAAAAGCGAAACTGCGGGGTTTGAAAGACAGGCGCAAGTACTACAAGTTTCTTTGCAAGGTTGAATACGACTTACTCAAAGACTACGAAAAAGAAGTACTTTATTTTGCGAAACCGGGTACTGGTCTTTGGGAGCCGCTAGTTTACATATCGCTTGAAGACATTGAGGCGGATTACAAGGAAAACAAAACCCGTGATTCTCCACCGGGACCATGTATACAGGGGTGGTGCGATCAAAATTCAGCAAGTCCGTGGGAAAACAGAATGCCAGGTGGGTTTTTTATTAGGGAACCCGGTTATCACAGAGTAAAGAGGAAAAGATACGAGTGGGGGACAGTCTACCATACCAATTACCACGGTGGATTTCCTTACTTTACTTACTCAAGGAACTATAAATCCGATCCTGCCAAATGGTTCGAGAGGTTAGAAGAGTTGCATTGGAAAATCAGCAAGAAGCGAAAGGCCGAAGCCGAAGTCAAACGGTTGGTCAGGAATACTAACGATGCCTGACTTCGACGAATTCAAGTTACTTCCGGGTGAAACGGTAGCCCAGGCTTCACTCCGCATTTCTTTGAAGTACGGGGTGAAGCAGCCTACCGCCCGAGATTGGGTGGTAGGGCATAGAGATCCGCAAAAGGGATTGGTACGGATCAAGAAGAGTCGCTCAATGGACGAGAACCTGCGTGCGATGGCGGCCTTTGCCAAGCCGGGATGGGCGTACACGCTTGACGATATTGCGGAGGTCGTAGGATGCTCGAAGGAACGCATTCGACAGATCCAAGAATCCGCTCTGCGCAAACTCAGAAGGAGAACCGATTACCTTCAGAAAGAATTAAAAAAACGATGAAAAACATACTACAAAAAGCTATACTTCACTGCCTGTTTTTACTGTCCGTATTTGTATTCTTATGGATGATAATGGGTTTCGTACTTACCCTTTTGGGGATCTGAACCATGTCTAAAAACAAAGAAAAAAGGATCATGCTTGGGGAAGCTGCAACCGCAATTTTGGACGAGTATTGCGAACTAACAGGACTCCAATGTTCCTCCGTGATTACCGTAATAGTACTGGAGGATCTACGTAAACGCCTCGCGTGCGTGCGTGATTTCTACGAAATCAATACAATTACACATAGCCCCACTTCCAACGATCCTCCAAAAAACACGGCAAAGAAAAAACCCGCACCTCGGAAGAAAAACAAGACCCCGATGCCCGATGACTTCGATCCGCCAAAAGCAATTTGCGAGAAGGCCGGAGTCAACCATGAGCAAGCGGTTAGATTTTTCAAAGCTCAAGTGCAAGCTCACGATTATCGATACGTCGATTGGAACCAGGCATTTTCCAATGCGGTGAACGGTTACCTTCCGCAAAACTTTCCTCAGATTTTGCAGACCTCGCAAGTCAGAGAACTGTAGCATGGATTACGAACTGGCGGAAATCGCGGTACTCGCCGCATCCATGCGCGACGACACGGGCCGATCCTCGGCCACCGCATTGGAACATTTGACACCCGAAGATTTCTCATCCCCCGAAAGGCAACGCATATTCAAAGCAATCGCGAACCTCGCGCCAAACTGCAACGAGGTGGACGTCCTCATCGCGGAACCGTCCCTGGCGGACAGCGTGACTTTCGTAAGCGAACAATACGGAGGCGGACAAATCGAGCGTTACGTCGATTACCTAATCGAACACCGCAATCATCGGGCAATCGAATTGGCGATACTCAAGGCGCAAGACACAATCAAAGAAGGAGGAACCGCAGAAGAGGTCGCATCCGCCTTTACGCATTCCGTAGCCAAGGCGCTATCCAAACGCAAAGGCCAGGTTTCTCTCAAGGACGCGGCCACCCAAGCACAAGCGGACTTTCTCAACATCAACGCAGGCGGAGTCTCCGCAATCCCCACAGGTTTCTCGAAACTGGACGCACATCTTCAAGGAGGATTGAAAAAAGGTAGCTTGTACGTGATTGCCGCAAGACCGGGTATCGGGAAATCAGCATTGGCGATCCACCTCGCGACTCAAGCCGCGCAAAAGGGAATCCGTTCCTCCTACGCCAGTCTCGAAATGACAGCACCGGAATGCGCTGCCAGGTTGCTCACTTCCGTGAGCGGAGTTCCGCGCCCAACCGCACAAGGCGAGCTTTCTCATTCCGACAGGCAGAAGATCGAACAAACCGTCAAAGCGTTACGAGGATGGCCGATTACCTTCAAGGACGATAACCAAGCAACCCTCGAAGCATTTTGCGCATTTCTCCATCAGCAAAGACTCGAAGGAGAACTTGGCTTGGCGGTGATCGATTACCTCCAGCTTCTCACCTCTCCAGGTTTCTCCTCCCGTCATGAGGAAGTCAGCGCGATTTCTCGTAGCATGAAAGCACAAGCACTCGAACTTGACTTGCCCGTGGTCGCGTTATCGCAACTCAACCGCAACCTGGAAGCGCAAAACCGCAAACCCGCATTGTCGGATCTGCGTGAGTCCGGTTCAATCGAACAGGACGCGGACGTGGTCATGCTCTTGTCCAAGGAAAAGGAAGTTTCTCCTTTCAAGGACGTCATCCGAATCCACCTCGCGAAAAACCGAAACGGACAAACGGGATACGTCCTTGCGGACTTCGACAAAAGCATTGGTCGATTCTCGACCCACGTTCCGAGCCGATTGAATGACGAAACGCCCGTTTCTCCTTCGGAACCGTCATGGTAGACTTCGGGAAACTACCAAAAGGCACTTTAGAGACGCGAGAAGGGGTCTAATCGTGCGTTTCGGTAAAAAAGAGGGTCAATACCCGCGTGAGAGTAGCAAAAGGCTTTTTAGGGGCGTTAAGGGATTAAGCGAAGTCAAGCGGGAGATCCGGCCTCATTCAGGAGGGTGCCGTTTCTCCTTAGGCCATAATTACCTTGATGCCTTTGGATTCGATAAATTCAATAGCCTCTTCTTCAAGCCCATCAGCTGCGTCCGCGCACCATTCGGAGTCTTTCACGTCATCAACGAAGCCCAATGATTCGGCATAGGCGATTGTCTCACCAAAGCATTCATAGACATAAACCTTCGATTCCTCGCTCATGCCGTTTCTCCTTCCCCAAACGGATACTCGGATTTCTCATTGCCCGATTCCATTTCCTCGCGAGCTTGGCGCGTTTCTTCGTCAAAGGAAGATCCTTCGCGCCACTTGTCCATGATTTGCTCGCCAGTTGAATCGTCAATGTAGTAAACCCAACCGTTGATCGTGATATACACGCTTTCCTCTGATCGCTTGTCTATTTTCATGCCGTTTCTCCTTCCGCCCAACCCAAAACTGTCGCGCATTCTTCGATCTGCTTAATCGCTTTGAACTTTTGGTGATGCCCAAGATCCGCGAATTCATTCGCAACCATTGCCAGGTATTTCTCTTTGTTGATCAACTCAGTCGCATGGTAACTCATGGACGCAGCCTCCATTAACTTGTCAAAGTCTTCAAGCTCTTCGGAATACTTCAAGTCCTCCTCAACATGATGCTCATGCAATCCTTCGACCAATTTCTCCTTGTCCTCATACCAAACCGCAACCGGGTGAGTCTGATGCGGGACCGTTAACCATATTAACTCACTCATGCCGTTTCTCCTTTCTTGATTGCTTCCGCAAGTGCGTAGGCGTAGGTATCCCCGCGCCATGAGTTTTCCCCAAACGCAATTATTCCTTTTGCCGCAAGTTCCGGGTCAATGATTGCAATGCGAGGATTGAACCCAAGCGTTTCGTTTCCCTCGTCATCATGCTCGAAAAACACGGTTGCAAGAAATACGCGATCCATCTCCTTGTTACGGAAGGAAACGACGTGGAACGGGTAACCCCCAACGCCATTGCGATGATACGCGATTTCCAAAACCTCAATATCGGTTGTCTCGATCATTTCGCTCATGCCGTTTCTCCTTTGTAAATGTTGGACTCAATCGATTCCGATAGTTCTTCCACGAAATCCTTTTCATCCCGGTTGCAATTCGAGAGCCAGTCGTGAACGTGCTTGTAACCCATTTCGCGTTTCACCTCCCAAGTCTTGTTTTCCCAACCCTTGATCTTTTCGAGTTTCTCGTTCTTCGCAATCTGCTTTCGATCCTCTTCGCTATATTCGTCCGGCTTCTTCTCGACGTGAATCGCACGTTCGCAAAAAACGGAACGAAGCCCTGCCGAGATCGTCACGTAAACAAGATCTTGCAACTTGCGTTTGTCTTCTTTCGCAATTCTCGAAATCAAGCAATGTTGTTTTTCAGTTAAGTCAATGGTTATCTTTTTCATGTTGTCGTTCTTTCTCCTTAGTGTTGTTATCGTTATCCGTCCAAGCCCTATAAAAAGCCCCCGCGAGGTATCCCGCCCCGCGAGGGCATAGGACTAGAACAAAAGGGTGTTAGGGGGTTTGTACCTCTACGGGGTAGGTTCCGCCTGTGGGTTCGCAATTAAATCGTTTGCCAAAAAACGTTAGGTTCTCAATTCTTCCCAAGCATCGCAAAACGTATTTCTCTTTTGCGCCATGGGAAAACAACTCGTCCGTCAATCCGTAACGATTGCGATTGTTTACAGACTTGAAAACAGGTCGATTGAAATCGTCAATACCTTCAAACCGTACTTTCTCCTCGCTCATCCTTCCTTCTCCTTCGTACGTTTCACGCATGGCTCAGTCGCGTTTAGTTGCTCCACTATATATTCATGCGCTATTTGATTATTGACCTCGTTGAGGATAACTTTTGCGCGCAACGCCCATGCAGCTGGATGACATTCTTTTTCAAGATATGCAGGTTTGTCCCTCGTTTCTTCAATAATTGAGTCAATCAAACTTAAAGCAGATTGTATCTTAATGCTCTTTGTATTCACTTGTTTGCCCTCTCTCTTATTGCAATTTTAGCCCTTTTCTTGAACCATTGTTCCCAATCAGTATCATAGAAGGTTTCGCAATTCATTTTCATTGATTCCGTGGAAATCAATTCCGCGTATTTCCCCAAACAATCTAGGTAATAATTATACGGCCCTTCGCCCAGTAATTCTAGTAGCTGATCGTCGAATGCAATGGCTGCGTCTGTTGTCCACAACCAAACATTTGAAAAGCCGCAAAAATACTCTTCAAATTTCTCCTCAAACTTTTGAGCGTGTTTGCTAGCGCTGTAATGATAATCTGCAAGTCCTGCAATGGTTTGTCCTGTTTCGATTCTCATAGTTCCACCCCGATAGAAGCGTCCGTATAAGTCCGTGTACGGTCCCGGCGTGAACGTCGCGCGTTTCTCTTTTGTTTCGTTTTTCATTTTTCAGTTTCTCCTTATGCGCTCAAGCATGATGGCCTTGACTGTTTTCAAGTCCTTCTTGGTCTTAAGGTGTCCGTTGCGCTGCACGGTTACGTTCGCAATGACCCCGAGCGAGTCAATCGCCGTTGAACACGTCCAACGGTTACCCCAAGCGCTATGAAAAGTTTGTTTTAGTTTTATTCTTTCTTTCATGCTTTCTCCTGATTTGTCTTTGTAGGTTAAGTTCAAGTTGCTTGCCCCGCCTCGCGCGCTTTGCGCTCTTAACGGTGGTCGATTCTCGACCCGCGCATTGCGTCGCAAGTTTCTCCTTTAGTCCCGCCAAGCGAATGATCTCGTTGATTTCAGCCAACGCCAAGGGCGCGAGGTCCGACATTTTGTAGAGGGCCATTATTCGCTTTCTCCTTTGAGAATGGCTGAGGCAAGCAACGTGCTTTTATGCAACGTCAGGAAACCGAAACAAGCGCGCAGGTTGGTGGCAAGACGGTGCTTGTTTTCATCCATCATGCACAGGTGCGGCGTTTGCGGCAAGACGCTGTCAGCGTTCCATATATCCAAGCAGTCGAGGACCCCGTTTGTATGGCGTTGCCATGTAAAGCTTTTGTAAGTTTCCATCACTCGCCCCCTTTGAGAAACTGCACGGCTTCGCGCTTGTTCGTTTCAACCGTTTCAAGCATCAGGGAGATATCCTTTTGGTTCGCTTTATACCACTCGCTTTTAATCAATTCGCGTTGCCAATAATGAGACGTTCGCTCAATTACTTGCGGAATGTCCCAACGTCCAAGCTCAAGACCATTGCGAATCAAAGGTAAATCGGCATCGTGTTTTATGTATTCTGTAAGAGTTTTCATGGTATTAGCTGTTAATGATTGATTGATGCATGGCCCAAAGAACGGGAATCCATGGGGCGAGAAGGATAAGGATGTCGTATGTCATGGTATCGTTGTGACGTTATTTGTAGTTTGTAAAATTACGAGTTTTTGCCTTGCAGTTCTTGCCATCTTTTAAGAGTTGCAACCTGTAGAATGTGGAAAGCTTGACTCGTGATATAATCGTCTAATCTGACGTTGTCCGTATTAGGGTCATTCTCTATGCGGGAATCTTCCGCCTTGTCGAAAAGGTCGCGGTTTTCAAATCTGACAAAATCAACCAAGCACCAAGCTTTGACCCAAAAGGAAGAATGAGCGCAATTGTCGCATATCTCACGGATTGCGTGCCAATAGTCGAAAGATTCGTCGAGGTTATAATTTTTTACGGATTCCGCGAGTGAATCAATAAGTGAGTCGAATTCTGATGTGTTCATTTGTCTTGTCCTTGGTTTGATTTGTTTAGTTTTGCGGGGTTTCCCGCGTTGGATAATCACAATACTACAAGTTGCGACACAAGGCGCAAGAAAAAAATGAAAAAAAGTTTTGCGGGGTAACGTGGCCAGGGTTGCGGGCAAGGCTTAATGATAATGGATTATCAGGAAATTCATTTCGCCTTCGGATGGCAAAAATAGAATTCGTGCGTGAACCGAGCAAATCTACAAAACAAGCAAATCCACCATATATACAAATACATGAATTGATTTACGCTAGGCCAAGGATACCCGCAACTCAATCGCCTAGCTCTGCCACGGATTCCCGCAATCCTCGCAACGGTGAGGAAATACAAGAGACTAGGAATCTTGTGCTGCCCGAAAATGGCCTCAATCCGGCGCCATATCGAGACGCGGCCAGGCGCGAGCTACTGACACGGGTCAGAGGGGGGGCGGGGGTGCGTGCGTGTCCGCGCTAATTTCTGTATTATCATCACCCCCCGCACAACTTTTTTCGCAATAAGCGCCTTACCGCACGCAATAAGCGCCTTACCGCACGCAATAAGCGCCTTACCGCACGCAATAAGCGCCTTACCGCATCCCTCGCCCATACCGCACCCCATCTTGTCAGAGTCAATGCACGAATAAGCTACCCCCCTCTTAGCCGTACCTGCTTTTCTTGATACCTATGCGGGTTGTAGCGTTATTTGAGGAGGTGTTAATCCCATGCCCATGCCTAATGGCAGGCCACCCTTGGTCGTACAGTTGGGCAAGGGCTATGAGCCACTCGTAGTCGCATCGAGCGGTTTGTATATTTTGTATCCTTTGTGAATGACTACCTCTTTGCACAGTTCGATGAATTCCTCGTCCGTGAGGTGACCCTTTGCCTGATTTGCTTCGACACATAGTATTTGCAGATTGTTGAGCGTATTGTCCCCGCCGCGAGCGATGGGTACGATGTGATCGTATTGATAATCGTCCGGACTGTTCCAATCGAGTGGTCTGCCTGTCAGGGCGCAAGGAAAATGATCTCCGAATTTTGCATGAACGTCTTTGTAATTGAAAGTCATTGATTTTTGGAACTGGTGTGATTTTTGGGTTATGGCCTTTTGTATTTGCCTGGGCGATTTGTGCTGATACCAAGGTTCTTTCGGCGGGGAGATGGTGCGTGGATTCTTGAAGTGCCAAAGTCGTTTGACTATGAGCGGCATCGGGGATTCTTCTTTGTATCTTGCTTCTCTGTCTCGGACCTTTTGTTTTTGTTTGTGTCCTAGGTGGTAGGAAATGGTGGACTTGGAACAGTTTAGATGTTGTTGTATTTTGCTGTATGACCAACCGAGCATTCGGAACCGGATGATTTTCGGCCCCAACCCTTTGTCACCCATCTTCTTGATCTTCTTCCAGGTGTACTACTTTTTGATCGGATGCCTCGGTTGGTTGTTCTTTGACTGTTTTGGACGCACCCTTGAGGATCTCTCGGACTTGATCGGGGGACATGTCCGATTGTCCGAGGGTGACGTTTGCGGATGCGGTTATGTTGGACGGTCTGCCTGAGACGGTGAGGAACTTGTCCATGATGATGGAGACCGCATAGGCAAGGTTTTGCGGAGGTATTTCGTCTAGTTTTGAATGCAGTATGTTGAGCGAGTCCCCGACCATGTTGGAAAGCTTGTTGTTTACATGGTTTAGGAATTCTTGTTCGGTCATGTCCAGTCGATAACGGAGAAAGTTCGCGACCGACTGTCTGAGTTCCGGGTCGAGCTTTTTGAGTTCTTTCGCTTCTGCGGTTGCGCTTGACTGTTTGGCTGCGATTTTCGCGGCTGAATTGATTATTTTATTCTTTGTCATGTCATCCACGAATCCTCGTACGGAGTTTGGTTTTTTGCGTCTTCGGTAGATTCTCGGCATATTTTTTCGGGTTTTAGTGCAAATTGCTTGACATAGCAAGATTAAATACTACGAGTGACTACGCATGGATACTGAGCGAGCGAAAAGGATCTTGGCGGAGTCGGGTATTGAACATTCTGAATTTGCGCAAAAGTTGGGCATCAAGCCCGGTAGTTTGCGGATGAACTTGAGCATGGGTCGCTTGAGCAAGAAAGCGGTTGCCATGTTGTTGGAATTGGAAGCGGACTTGAAGGAGGACAAGAAGGAGGAACCTTCCGAGTCTGCGATGGTGAAGGAAGGGATGATCCGTCAGACTTTGGGCGAACCTTTGGAGAAACTCGCGAAGGTATATACGTTGCCCAAGAATCCCTATTTGCGACTTGTCGAATTCAAGGACGGGACACATGGCAAGTTCAAGGCCCAACCCGGCAAGTTTGGCTTGGGTGCGGTTGTCAAGTTGGTTCATGAACAGGGCGACATGTATCGCTTGGTGGGCAGGTACGACAGGAAGGATCGGTTGGTATGATTGACCCAATAGAACCGAACGACGATTGGAAATGCGACGAGATGTGGGGAGTCGAGGAAGACGAGGATGACGAAACCGAAGAAGAGGAAGAGGAGTGACAAGCAACTCACTTTGCCGGAAGCGCACGAAGCATGGGAACGCTTTTGGGCGAATACGCGAATCATTGGATTCGAGGTGGACGAAGAAGGTGAGAAAAGGGCTATCCGTACGAGCGTTCAACGCATAATGCCAGTTGGCTACGGAAGGTTTGATTTCAAGAACAACCCATGAGCCAAGCAAGCAGACAATGCATTCACGAAATGAAAGCTCTTTTTCACAGATGGGAACAGGAGAGCGACTTGGTGAAGGAGGACATATTGAATTGTTTGAGCGAAGCCTTGGACGAGTATTACAACGACGTCATTGAATTTGAACCTGAGATTGACGAGGAGGAGGACGAATGAACGTTTACCAACCGACCAAGAAGATAAGCACCTGGCAACAAATGGTCGTCCGTCTGACCAAGGAACGGGACGAGTTGGTCGCGAGGAACAAAAAGCTCGAAGAGGAGAACATGGGACTCAAGCGAAGATGTTCCGACCTTTGGCGCGAGATAACGGAAGAAAGAGCGAAGAGTGATTTGTGAAATGTCCACCCGGATTCAACCCGATCTTTTGGAAAAAATACGGGCGAGCGATACCCGTCTCAGTTGTCGAGCTACCACGGTGCGACTTGAGAAAGCTGGGTCCACCATGCTTGAAATTAAGCCAAGAGACGTTGGAACGGATTCGGAGGGATGGACGGTTGGGCCGGAAGAAATTGCGGTCCAAACGCTCGAAGAAGGGATAGTGGTGGGAATGGAGATTCAAGCGAGGGAATGATTAAGTGGGACGGATTGGATGATGCTGTAATAGGCAAGTCCACAAGTGGGCAACTTGTTTACGATGTCGATAAGGTGATACACGTATTTATGGACAGGGACGGCATGGACTACGAAGAGGCTAATGATTTTTTTTGGTTCAACGTGGAGGAATCAAGGATGAATGACGGTCCTATTCACGTATTTGTCGGCGAGGTGGAGGAACTATTGTGATCCTCGCCCTCCAACCCGACGAAGTCCAAGTCTGCCAAATGGTTGGCCGAATGCGTAGTCTGATTGCCCGTGGGAACGGTGTGCGTGATGCGAAGATGGGCAACCAGGACGGAGCGGAAGCGGACGTCATGGGCATGATGGCCG